ACAATTTTGTTCCTTTTAGAGAATACCCTTTGATGTTGACTCCATTTCTTCCAAATGAAGTCTCATCGATGGATACAAAGGAGCGATTATGCGACAAAAATTTAGTCCGATTTTCAAGAAAATATTTTGTTTTTTCAGGGAGTGCTTTCGACACGCCATAATACCTTGCTTTCTTCTTAGTCCATCCTTGACGTTTGATCGCTTGTCTAACAAGTTCTTTCGACACGCTCACTGACAAGGTATTTTTAATGATATCTTGCAACTTGATAATGCTAATGAAAGGGTCATTCATGATGCTAGTTTTGATAATATCAATTACAAGAGTGCTCTTATGAACTTTGGTAGAAGGTTTTTGCGGCATCAATCCTTTCAACCATCTAGACACTGTCATATGACTCACTTGTAACGTGGTTGCTGTTTTCCGTAGGCTGTTCAACAAGGAATACACATGTACAGCAACGTTTCGTCGATCCACATGATACATCTAATCATAGCACAGAATAAAACAAGGTGTAACATTTTTGTGTTGCCTAAGTATAATAAAGCATTAACTCTTGTATACTAAGCTCATAGTCATCTTCTTCATCTAGCAATAGGGGGAGGTCGCGAATGATATCAAAGTCATCGTCATCCTTTTCTGACCAATTTGTCGCATAATTATTGCATGTGAGATGATCATCTTCATCATTTCCTTCTATAAAAGCACAGTTGTAACTGATTTCGTATCGTAAATTAGGAAACTGTTCAATATCGTCCAATTGATAGGCCACTTGAAGCTGATTGATAACGACATTGTTGCGTTTTTCTAGTCTGTCCACCAATTTTCCAAACATTTCAGGAATGACGTTCTTCATTTGAGATTTGTGAACGCGCTTCATGATTTCAGATTCTACCAGCGTATCTGGCAAATACGTATTGACCATGTGCAGAGTTTCCATAGCAGTCTCCATATCAGTTATTGCGCACATTGAAAACACAAATGCTTAAGTTTTTAAACCATGATGATATCAAATGCTCTACTTTATTTAAAAAATGAACATATAAGCACAAGACATATAGTTTATACAACTATGAATGAGCGTGTGAACATCGACAGTATCATAGACCGGTACTACTTGCAACTGCGCGGTAGTACGGAACCATACGAGCTCATCTCTAAGATTCACATGAATGTCAAAACCATATTCACATCTCAAAACATCCCAAGAGCTTACATCAAAGATAGAATTTTCAAGCTGCTAAAATATCAAGAACAACTTCAGCATCTTATGACCTTGCCAAAATTAGAACAAAGATCTCCGGAATGGTACGAAGTTAGACAAAACCTGATAACCGCTAGCGACTTTGCACAAGCATTGGGTCGTGGTAAATTTGGAACCCAAAAGCAATTTTATCAAAAGAAATGCGGATACGAGACCGACACCTTTGACGCAAGCTCTCCTGCTCTAAAGTGGGGTGTTATGTATGAACCCGTCGCTGTGGATGCATACGCTGCTAAAAATAACATGGTAATGAACGAGTTTGGTCTGCTCATTCATCCCGAACACAAGTGGTTTGGCGCTAGTCCAGATTCCATCACTGACCTCGGCATTATGGTTGAAATCAAATGCCCATGGAAACGTAAGATTACTGGCGAAGTGCCTGAGCAGTATATGTACCAAATGCAAGGCCAATTAGATGTGTGCAAGTTGGATGAATGCGATTTCTTAGAATGCGAGTTTATTCAATACAGCCACCAAGACGAATTTTGTCGGCATTTTCATGACAACGAGAACGAAAAAGGCATCATAATAGAATACAAAACTGTCAATGATACTACCGTACAATACGATTACAGTCCATTCACACTGTGTAAAGATATGAAAAAGCTAGTAGAATGGTGTACCACACGCACTGAGCATCATGCAACCGTCAACACGATAATCAAGATACACTTTTGGCAACTGCACACGTATAGCGTCGTCCGCGTGTACAAAGACGAAGCGTTTTTGCGGGAAAACATCGAGAAGCTCCGAGCTGTGTGGCAACAGATTGGCTTGTATAAAAAAGACAAGGATGTTTACGACCAAGAAATCAACGCCGTAACCGCACCAAAGACACAAAAGGGACCAACATACATGATAAACATAGATGATGATGAGTTGCCAATAATTCCAAAGACAAATATGCCGAAGACGACTGTGTCAAAGACGACGAGGGACGTACAATTGAGCGGATATGCATTCCTCAGTGATGCAGAAGACTGATCAAGAAGCATTTGTCAGTTTGGTGTACCACTTTTGCAAATTCATCATACCATACGTCATTTCCACTTTAGACACCCTCAAGGCATTCGGATCTGTGTTATTTTTTAGGCACAAGTTGTTCACATTAAGAGTACCACCTTTGATACCACTCACGATATCATTAACCCTACTGTCACATTGATATAAATGCTGGAACGTCATGGAACGCCGTTTGTTTTGATAGTAAGACGCGACAACCAGCTTGAATGATGGTCCTATTATGTATGCGATATCAACATCTATCCCAGTCGGAATCCATACTACATTGCGCATTTGACCACAACTATCTACGATACGACTAGAGTTAATATCTCTCTCTGTGTTGGTAAAGTCGATACACATGAGTTGATTGCTAGATGGTTTATCCTCGACCAAAGTATTTCCATACGACTTGTCAGTGCGGTACAGTTCCGGTCGCACTTCAACATAACACACACTTCTACTAGCACTGTCACAAGCACCCCCATCTGAAGCCGCAACTGACAAAAGTGGAGCCCACTTACCCATCCAGAATGGTTTGTCGGTAGAGTTCGTTGGACGACGTCCGAATACCCTGAATGTGATGGAAACGACGGGATTGAGCATATCATTGGCACTAATAACACCTTTCGATTGTGGCACCCTGTACTTGTTGAAGACGCTATTGATATATTCGCTAGTGGCAACATTGATGGATGAGTTGTTGTCCTCAAGTTTGACTTTGTTAGCAAAATTGTAGTCTCTGTCTAGGTAAAACACCGACATGTTCAGTTGAACGAGCTTATTTGCGACAGTTGCTGCAGACGAGACATCCTTCACTTTTTGAGCAATGATTTTGGTTATGCTCGTCTGCGTCGTTGCTGGGAACATCTTAGCGCCTTGTCGGGAAATCGGTGCAACAGGTAGGCTGAACAAAGTGCTTGAGCCAAAAGATTTCAGGCCCTGCACGGTAGGTACGGCAGATGTAGAATATGTAAACGGAGTCGTCCTATTTAAATCCAAAATGAAAGGAGTACTGTTCTCGATGACAATGTAGGCAGGTCGCAATAGCAAAAAGTTGATTAATTCTTGGTTGGGATAAACAGAAATGCTATTATCGGTGCTCTTCGCAACACTGACTGCAAGATTGATGCTCGTGCTCATGAAAGAGTACTTTTGCAAATCCATCATCAGCGTGCAGTATGCTTTATTGCTGTCGACGCTAGACATGAGTTTAGTGCCTTTACCATCATTACAAGTTCGGGCTGTGATGCTGTTCATACCCGCAAGACCTCGAGCATAGTCTTCTTTGAGATACGCGCCGGACAATAGATCGTCCAAGTTCGGTACCAGTTTAATGAAACTCTTTATCGCGCTGCTGGGACACGATGACAGATGTCTCAGTCCGCTATCCGCCATATCACGTGATATAGCATCGATATTAGGCGATGCTCCATCCGCGTAATGTTCGTGTGTTTTGACAGATGCTGTGATGATTGCGAGCGATATTATCGCAACCAAGAATATTGACAGTTCTATCAATCTATTCATTTTATTTCACAAGACATAAAAATATATCGTTTTCTATGTGTTGTAAAGCAAAAAGATGTATGGGTAATAATAGGTAAACCCTAAATGTCAAGGGTGCGGCGCTTGGACTTTTTCTTCATGAACAATCCATTGATGGAAGCATCATCTGGCAAATCTGTGATTTCGGACTCGGAAGCATTTGAGAAGATTTCCAGTCTATCATTCTGTGGGTTGTGTTTAGCATCAAAGCTGTCTTGCTTGAGCTCGTTTAGGAGGTCATCAACATTCGTAGGTCCGCGCATATGCGACCTTTGGGGAACAGGTTGAGGTTGCTGATGCATGCTACTTCCGCCACCACCCCCCATGCCAAACATCCCCATAAGGCCACCGAATCCCCCGCTTCCACCACTACCACCACCAGCGTTCTGTGCCATAGTGTGCATTGTTGCCTCAGTAAATTGACGGCGCAGTTCGGGGTTTTGCTTGAAAACTTGCTCTACACCCGGCATAGCAGTCTTAAACATAGAGTTTGAAATGTGGAACCACACTGCACTTCCACCGACCATGAACATAAGACGCAACTCTGGTGCCATCTTGGCGCTGCCTTTATACTTGTCATACAACTCTTCAAACACATCGTCATAATCATTAATGTTCTCTTGAGTGCTTTCACTCCAACCGTCCAGTTTGACGTCGAATGGATCAAACCGAGAATTCAAAAACTCTATACCTGTGACACAAGCCATCATCATTTTGCGCTGGAATCGAACTGCAGCATCTACATCCTTGTCGCGCTTCAAGCGGTCTAGTTCGGTCTTCATTTCATCGACACTGGACGACAGCGTAAACTTCTTGGGGACGGCGTGCCCTTTTTTTTCTAGACGATCGAACTGATACAACATCTCTCGCTTCATGTTCATGATGTCTTCATTGCTGTACTGTGGTTGACGTGGAGCTGGTGGCCTCCAATCATTCTCCTCAGATGTCTCACTGTATGCCTGAGGAGATGATTTATTGTAGGGTGATGGACCACCGCCTTTGCCATGACTGACTACTTCAATGTCTGAAACTGTCCCTTCTGAAGCAGCATATCCATGTGTAGGCCTTGAAAAGTCATCCATCCTAGGACTTCCCCCTTCACTGCCCCCATTGTTGTGGTTGTTATTGACTTTACGAGGGTTCATAAGGAGGTCGATACCCATAATAGAACCATCGTCCGATCCAATATCTGGCATATTCATGTTAAATGCCGACATGTAAAACCTATGTTTGAGATAATACAATAAGTTTTAAATGACTTTTAAACGGATGCAAGAATTTTTACCTAAGCAATGTTGAAGAGTATATGACACATGTCGCAATCACAATATCAAATTGTATGCTTTGATATTGGAATCCGGAACCTTGCATGGAGTATCGTTATTGTAGACCAATCCAATGTGGAAATAGCACATTTGGAGGTATCCGACTTGAATTGCAAGAAGCAAGAAACACAGAAGATAATCGACGCAACATTGAATTTGCTTGATGAGATTTATCAAAAACTAGACCTCACTATACCGATCGTCATACTTATTGAAAGTCAGATGACGTCTGTGATGCGAATGGTCCAGACCGTCATCAATACGTTTTTTAAAATGCATGCAAAATATCAATCGCTTTCCATGACTACAAAATACATATCACCAAAACTGAAACTAGCATTGACGGAAGTTTTCAAAGATCAGTATGTTTTGCCGAGCGTGACCGCAACTAGTTCCTACAGACAAAACAAGATTGACTCTGTACATTTCGGATCATGGTTGTTGATGAGCAGCAAGTATAAAAACGAACGAATATTACAACAGATACTATCAATGAAAAAACGTGACGATGCTTTTGATTGTCTGCTACCGTGCTTTCACTACCTAGAAATTGAAACCAAGAAAAAATCTAAGCGATGACAGATTTTGAGCTTGATTTTTGTGTTTTACGATTTATGTACGCTATAACCTTTACATTGAAATGCTTGATACGATGAGCTGTAAACACTTGCTCCATGGTCAGCCAAAATTGATCCGTGTTCAGTTTGCGTTGATTGGATCCGCTACTACAGTTCTTGTATATGTCGGACAGTGTTCCGTAGTATAACGCAAAAAACGAGTCGCTGTTGGTGATGATGTTGGTATCATATGTAGGTAACACACCATACTTTTTCATCGCTAATCCACAGTCGTTGTACCCTTTGTTGATGAGTTTTTGAGGAAATGATGCTATGATATTTGTGGGAACCATGTATTCATAACTGGGACACTTCAAAAACCTATGCAAGTCTTGACGTACGCACACGTGGTTGTTGTCGATGAACAATGTTTGCGCCCACATGTCTTCGAGCTTCATTCCGGGATACTTGGGCGCTAGTTTTCTTTGTATGATGGGTAATACTTTGGATATGCTTTTCATCATTATCCCGTTCTCTGTCACACAATGCTCCCGTGAGAAAATGGGACGATTAAACTTGGTCGATACGATTTGCTCTATGCAAGTTATCACAAAAGAAGCCCATTTGCGCTCAGCAGCCGTGTATATGAAACATTCAGCATGAGGATAATGCACTGCAAGCATTTTGAAAAAAGACTCAAAATGTGGGCGAATTAGCCCGTTTGTTAGGTCATTTACCATGCATCCCCGGGGAACGTTGACGTTCAACTGCTTGGCGATTTCATATCTACATACTTGCATCGTACTGTTTCCAATGATGGTGTTGTCTAGGTCTATCAACAACACCAAAGGACGCGACCGGGAATCCACTGTCATTCGACTATATATTTTGCCTTACATTATTTTCCATACGCTCTAACAACTTAGAGAGTTGTTCATGCATCTCGCGGTTTGTTAATGGGCGACTGTTCTCGTCGTAAGTTGCAGACTCACCATATATAGCATCTGGAGCGTTTCGAGGAATAGACCTCAAAGTTTGTTTGACAAATGTTCGAACATTTTTGACGCAGCTATTGTGTTTCACTTTGCGGTAGCATACATAAAAAGCTTGCTCTGGAACTCCGCCCAACATATGCGATGTATCGACCCTCGTCATATCATTCCAAAAGCGCACGAATGCAGCATCCCACACACGTTGTGTGACCATACGCATGATCTCGTCCATGTAATACTTTACTGATGAGCGATGTACTTTGATGGAGTTGTGTTTGTTGGCATATGTTGCAAAGTTGTATTGGTTAATGTACGACTGATACATGTAATAGAAGTGGTCATCACCCCATGGAATCTTTTCCAAAACAAACACATGTCCTGGGAAAAACACCCGTGATCCATCAGGTTTGATAAAATAACCATCCGTAAGCATGATATAGTACACATACCGACTTTGGGTTTTCCTCAAAATGTCCTTGCCAAGCTTTTGAGCGATCACAACACTGTTATCGATGTTATCGTCGTGACGCTTGACGACATTGTGCACATCGCAGTGCATAGTGTGCTTCAATGCTTTTTTCCCAAAAAACAAGTTGAAAAACAAAACACTTGTGTTGAGACATTTTGTGTCTATGAGCCGCATATTATACTCAGTGAGTTGATACGTCATAGCTTGCATCAACGGCAACAAATAATCTTTTACGAGATATCCAATGTCACAACGTTTGCATGTATCTTTTACACATACTTTAATCTCTTTCATACAAAATATTCTACTGTGTAAAGAGATTATAAAATATTTGTCCTCAGTTATAATAATGCATACATCAACAATACTGCATCTCGCAGTGGTTGCGGTTGCGATTAGCTTGATCTTGGCCAAGGTTGGCATGAATCTCATGACCTATGTCCTCATCTTGTCGGTGCTATCCTTTCAATTGTTTTCACTCATTCCTTGGAATCACTTTGAGTTCTTTCAAGACGGCGAAATCTTGAAGACACTAGATATGACGGGTATCTCACGACTGTACAGTATCCCTGGAAAGGTGAAGAACCACATCGTCCCAGGTATTCAAACGCTCATCGACTCTTCCAAATCACAAGAGACGATTGCTATGGTGTACCCGAAAGACTATGATACGGCAACTATGATAGACTACAAACAAATTGATTATATGCTTGAAAAGATTAAAGTGTTTTCCGAGGACATTTATCATTCCTTGATACCGCAGTCAGATAAAATTTCTCCAGACAAAGAAAACATACCTAATGTTGAATAAAACAACTGTAGTTATTTCTGTGTTTGTCACACTGATTCTTTGCTATTTTGTCTTCATGATGTACTCTATCACTAAAACACAGCGCAAAAAAGAGATGTTTGATGAAAAGGCTGTTGATGAAAAATCTGCCGACGAAAAATCAAAGACAAGCGACGATGGTGATACCAAGTTGCTCGAGCACAATCTATACATCATCAATGTATTTGAAGAAGTACATGGAAGCAAAATCACTCCTCATGACCTGAAACAACTATCCAAATTGTGGAAGGATGCCCCTTCCATGACAAACGAAGAAATGAAAGAACACATCAAAGAGTATAAGAAAAAGGAAACATTTGCTGCCGACAATAGTGAACTCGTGAAAGAACTGACCGAAATCACCAAACGTCTCGCCGCTATTACACAAGACCTAAATGATGGCCCTAAAGCACCTCCCGCAACAGATAACAAAGAGCACTTTGCCGAGCAAGGCATCATGCCGTTTTCAAATGAAAAGAAATTTGTGTTCATAAGGTAAATGTTTGTTCTTGTCATCGTGTTAATTTGCACGTTGATGATGGTATGCTTGTATACTACACAACACACTGAAATGTTCGCAACCACATCAGCGACGACATCATCTAATCCAAGTGATCAGTTAAACCTCATAATCAATCCCATTGTTGCCTCCATGAATTCAATCATTGATGTGTTCAACGACGTGCCAAAAAACATGTATCAAAAATGCACGTCTGCATCCAAGACAATAGGAACTAAGCTCCAAGAGTATGCAGAGACCATGAAAAGTTATAACCGTAGTCCAAATGACACCGAAAACTTGAAACGCGGTGTGTCCGTCAATCACGACCACAAATCGTATTTAGACACGATGCGCACACGAAAAGATGTACTGTATGATGTTATGAGACGGGAAGCAGCAGCTTTCTACGCCGTTGACTTCGACAAACAAGAAGACGAGCTCGTGATCATATTAAGTAGATTGAGCTCATATCACAGCGCCATGCAACCGGCGCTCACTAAAAAGTTGGCTGAGATCCAGTGAGAGTAAACACGCATTACAACATGTATTGCTGTAGTACATTAGCTGCTCGGTTTTCCGGCGCGATGAATTTTAGGCCTAGGAATTTGAAGAGATCGGTTTCGTCTTTGATGGTGTGTTTAACGGGTTGGCCCACTTTTTCACCTATAGTGTACTTCATTCCATGCTCATTCATAGTGTAGCCTTTTTCTAGTGCTAGGGCTCGCATATTGATGTTAAACTCTGCGCTCCCTGTGAAATACATTAGGGCAAACGGGAACTCTGCGCTAGTTGTGTACATAATATCAATCCTTCGAAAGGTTTTGTGGCGTTTGACTTTGCACACACCGTTGTATTTCTTACTTCCCAGCGCAAGGTTGTCGACGATATATTTTTTGTCGGCGAGTGACTTGACGACGCTCTGTAGTATGTCACCACACTCTGTCGGGTCATCATCATGAGTGATCAACACATCAATGTCCCCACTTGTCGCGGCACCACGCCTATAGCTGCCCATCATTTCTACCCTCAATTTTGGATCCAAAGCGCTGACCGTAGTCTTGATCATATCCCAATGCTTGTCCATCTCAGCGCGTGGAATCCGCTTATCAAACTCCCCGACATACTTGAGTCCAAGCAACTGCTTGTCGTTGAGCAGATGAGTATGTTGACGGAGTTCGTCGACGGATTTGATTCCATGCTGTGAATACAATTCACGAGCCTTTACTGGTCCAATACCGAACATCTTGGCAAGTTCAGTCACAGCACCGACCTCTTCGTCGATTGTTTTGACCTGATCTAAATCGCCGGTGCTGATGATCTCTTCAATCTTCTTTTTTATTTTTTCGCCAATTCCCTTGAATCCAGCAAGGTCTTCGATCTTGTTAATTGGTGATGTATGCTGTTTCAATTGCTTAATGACTGTATCATACGCACGTACCTTGAACCTATCGTTGCGTGCGAAATCGCGTTGTCTGATCATTTCAAGTAGTTCTATGATGCGTAGGCGATGATCCATGTGACTATTTATATCTTTCTTTAATTATTCTATAAATCAATTTTTCGCAAAACATGGCGTTAATTCAACTCGTCGCTAATTTGCAAACCAATTGGAAAAATGACGCTGCAATATTGCGTATTGTAGACAAACATGCTCCCAAAATTGATGCTTTTTTCGAAAGCACACCCGATACCGAGATGTATCCACCAAGAGATCTCATATTGGCGGCTTTCAACCACTTTGACATTGAAAGCACTAAAGTGGTCATTTTGGGTCAAGACGTGTATCCCAACGGGCAAGGGTGCGGCTTGAGTTTTAGCACGCTGCCCGGATGCAAATGTCCTCCATCCCTACGAACCATATTTAAGGAACTCGCAAGATGTCACGACGGCATCAACCGCACTGATACAGACTTGACGGACTGGGCCCAACAAGGTGTACTGATGCTGAACATGAGCTTGACCGTGGCAAAAGGTCGTCCATTATCACACATGGAGGTGTGGAAAGATTTCACAACGGACATATTAGCTTACGTTCATTCAAAACAGCCTGGTCTAGTATATATGCTATGGGGCAACTTTGCGATTCAAACTGGTGACAATATAATTGACGCGGAACACAACTTGGTACTGCGTTCTGTGCACCCCTCGCCGCTAGCACAAACACGTCAAAAACAGTTTGTGGGCAATAATCATTTCGTTGATTGCAACGCCTACTTGGAGCGCACCGGCAAAACATTCATTACATGGTAAAAATCCAATTTAATCAAGATACGTTGAGCATTGTTCATTTTTATAAGTTACTTCAGGGTTTAGGAAAAACATAGTTAAAAGATAACATGGTGGGTACAATTATAAAAATTTGAGAAGAGTTAGCATGTTTTTGATTTACTAATTATTTAAGCAAATACCCACAATGTTACATAAAGTAACAACTACCGGTGTTATGGCTACTGAGCTTGATAAAATCTGCTTTCAAATCAAAGACATTTTGAGGAACTATGGAAGGCAGCAAACCGCTGAAGGAACGATGACTGCTGAGGTGGTAATGGAATACCTGATTTTTATCAAGTTTTTTGAACCCCATTCACCAACACTACATGGTGACAGGTTTCTGCGAATTTACACAAGAATGGTTGAAAACGACCCTGAGATTTCAAATGTTACTCTAAGCCGCATTATGGCACCCTATCTAAAAAGCAAAGAGGAAAAGATACCGTTTAGTGACACGGATAGAGCCCTTCTCCTATCAGAAGAGACCCGTCTTCATGACACTCTGAAGAACACACATCCAACTTGTGCACTATTTGACAGTACAATATCACTGTATCACCGCCTTGAACATGACGAGTGTGCTCTGAAAATTCTTGAAGCCATCTACCTTTCACCGATTAAACTTGACGATGTAGGGGACATTCACGAATACTTCATCCAAGATGAAGGTAAGAGCAAGAGTAAAATGTATGGACAGTTCTTTACACCAAACGAGATTTGTATGAAAGCCATGGAGTTGGTGCAACCCAAACTACGACCCGATGGGTCCCTTCCAGATTGTTTGGATCCTGCTGCAGGTTCATTCAAGTTCATGCGGAACCTAGCAGATTATCTTGCCAACACTACAGGTAAGTCGTACGATGAAATCTTGTTACAGCATTGTTACGGATGTGAGATTGAGAAAAAGGCTTACCGTTCATTGCTCTTCAACATTGTTATGGAGACAGGTGATATTAGTGACAACGTCTATAATGTAAACAGCTTGAAGTACCTTATGTATGGCAAGCTTGCACATGACAATGGTATGAACAATGTTGGAGAGTATGACACGGAGAAAAGGTACGATTACATCTTTGCAAATCCTCCTTTTGGTTGCAAAACCGAGCTAGAGACGGTTCAACGAGACGCCAGCGATAAGGTCGATAAGAAGACCAAATCCATTGGTAAGTATCATATGAAAACCAAAAATAGCGACGGCATGTTCCTTCAACTCATCATCCATCTTCTTAAGGACGGTGGCGAGGCTTGTATTGTGATGTGTGGCTCAATCTTCAACAAGGACTGGGTTTCACTCCGCAAGCATTGGATGGAGACGTGTGAGATTAAAAGTATCACAATATGTCCCAAAGACAGCTTCAAGAACACAAGTATTGAGAGCTATTTGATCCATTTCAAAAAAGGTGGTAGAACGACCGAAGTATTATATCATCATTTTACACACGGTTATATTGCAACAAGATCATCATTCAATGATGTTTATGAGTTGTCCATACCACGAACAGTCGCATCGCAATCACTTATACATCATCAACAGATGACGTTGGGTCAGCTTTGCGACATAGTCATTGGATACACTCCCGATACAAAGGATAAGCAGTATTGGGAAAAAGGTGATGTCACCTGGTTTACAATCAAGGACCTCACTGATAACGACCAGAGGATCATAGTAGATTCTCACAAAAAAATTACTAAAGCGGCTGTAAAAGAGCAAAAAATGGCAAAGAAAGGTACTATTTTGTACGGTTTTAAACTTTCACTTGGTAATGTGGCTATTTGCGATGTTGATGCTTTCCATAATGAGGCAATTGCTGCCTTGTCAATTAAAGACGAAGGGCTGATACTAAATGATTTCTTGTATTTCCAATTGAAAAGTCTCGATTTAACCCGGTACACGAACACTAACGTGTATGGTGCTCAATTGATGAACAAAGAAATACTTCGAACAATTATGATAGTCGTTCCCACAATGGAAGTGCAAAAACATGTGGTTGATAGACTACTGCAATTGGACCATAACATCAAACTTACAAAGCAAAAGATTGAGGCAGACAAGGAGTACATGAAGATATTGCTCGAGACTGAGACAATAGGTTGTGAGAAGGTTAGGCTTGGGGATATTTGTGACATTCAACCTGGAAAACGTATCGTGAAAGACAAATGTGAGAATGGGGATGTACCAGTTTATGGTGGAGGAGACATGTCTTTCTACACCAATGTTGCAAATAGAATAGGCATAAACTGTAAAATTAGTAGAGAAGGTATGTCGCTACATAATTGTGTAATGATTATTGAAGGTAAATACTATCAAAATAGTCAAGGAATGACCATAAATTCAAAAGACTCATATTTGTGCTTGACTGAATACATTTGGTATTATTTGATCACTCATAAACAAGAAGTATATGATTGCGGGTCAGGTACAGCTCAAAGAGCTATTGTTATGGACAGATTCTTAGACATTCTCTTACCTCTTCCAACCACAGGTATACAACAGCAACTTACCAAAACATGCCACAACATTTTACAAAATGCGTTAACAATGCTTGCAGAAATTAGGTATATGGAGATACTCAAGAATAAAAACATTCAAAGTGTGATGTAGCGTGTTCAATTATTGCATGTCTTTTACTACTGTTTGCAAACACTTAGGGACTCACAGTTTCTTGTATCAACGACACATCAATGATGTTATGCAACAGTGCTCATTGTATCAAACATCAATCCTTCTTCTATCAATCCTTCTTCTATCAGTCTAAGCAAGCGCTAAGCATGTTTACAAAAAATTTGACCCTTAAAACATTGATTTTACGATATGTCTTTTTCGCATTCTTTACTACAATCAGTAACAATGAGAGGCATCTACGTGTTTCACTACCCCAAACCCAATAGGCCGCTCATCCACAAAGTGGGTCAGGCTGAAAATATAGGACGACGGAAGGGTGACTACGCTACGACAAACTTTGAACCTGAGTTCTCACGTGTATATGAGGTCCATGAAGGCTTCAATACATTTGACATCGAACAAGCTATTCATAAAAAGCTCGAACGATTGGGTGCTAAAGTGGGTACAGAGTGGTTTGAGATCGAACTTGAACACATTGACGAATGTGCAATTGCTGTGTTTAGTGATACATCAAGTCCATTCTACGGTGCTCTCAAGAAGTTTTATTTTACAGATCCCACCGAGATTGAATACGGTGATTACGAGAAAAAAGCAAGTAAATTAGCATCGCCTATATCAACCACCAATGCTAAGCACCAATCACAACTTATCGGTTTCACTCCTCGTGAAGACCAACTGTTGCTTCTAGATAAACTCGAGCAACATTTCATAGTTGGTGGAAACAGTAGAGGACAGATACGACTCCCTCCTGGATACGGCAAGACTCAAATTGGTTGCTGCATATTTCCGATTCAAAATGGCATGAAAAGGATTCTTATCTTGGTACCAAGCATAAAGCTTGCACAAGAAACCCTCAATAGGGTCCGCACTTTCCATATCAACAACTTCAATATCAACTATTTCCATTACTTTGAAGTCCATTCTGAAGGTGTTACTGTATCAATTGATGACATTAACGCATGTGAGCATGTATGTGTCGTTGGTGTGTACAACAGTGTTGCAAAATTGCACGAAGCCACAGAGTTTGACATTATCATTTTTGATGAGGCTCACAGGACTGCAATTAAATCGCGTCATGGAGCCGATAATGACGATGAGATTACTGAAACACATTTCACGCTCGCCCTCTCCAATAACAATGTTGTAGCAAAGCTGAGGTTGTTCATGACAGCCACGCCCCGCATCATAAGTAATGATGACAACAGTATGTCCAATACAGATAAATACGGTGATGTCATCTACTCAATGACCATTCGTGATGCGGTCAAACAAAACATCATTAATGACTACAAGATTTGGATGTATGTCAAGACTCATGAAGATGACTTGAACATTGAGACTGATGGTGAAAGATTTGCACTCCTCATCAAGTTTCTTGATCAATGTACGGGAAATAAGACATTGGTTGTATGTAGAAGTATCAAATCGTGCACTTTTGTAGCTTCCAAGCTCCCTCAACGCACTTCTGGCAATGTGTACTCTGTTCATTCAAAAATGAACAAACATGATGTCAATCAACAAATAACTGCTTTCAAATCCACTAACGAAAAGTCTTGTCTATGTGCAGTCAATATGTTTAAGGAAGGCATTGATTGCCCAGCAATAGACAGTGTGGTATTCTACGATGAACGCAGTTCAGTCATAGACGTTCTGCAAATAGTCGGAAGAGGATTAAGGCACAAACCCAACGTGCAATTCACTGACGTTGGTGTATTGTGTAGTATCAACCCTTCACAACGCCTTGATGAACAGAGTGAAATGCGTTACCTCCGTATGATCATTCAAAATATGTTTGATTATAACGAAGAGATCACCAACAATCTCCAAGTCATCAAGGATGACGCGGATCAGCTCCAAATCGTTGATGAAATGATAACTCGTGTTCGAACGGATATGAAGGATGATGAAGACACATCACACTTTGAGAGTGCTTTGACCGCGCATAGTCATGAAAGCAACTATGGAGAACAACGGTTTCAACAAGCGCGTGATTTCGCTCATGAAAGGAGTGCGCGTTATAATTGGCGTGTACAAGAAGACTGGTTTACATATATTGACCGAGTAGGCCTTCCACGTGACATCCCGCGAAGGCCTGATAGGGTATATAAAAACATTGGATGGATTTCATGGGATGACTTCTTGGGTCTTGATTCAGATAAACCTTTTGACCTCAGTACCTACAAATACATACTAAAAAAAGAATTGACAAACAATAATCCTACTGAGCACGAATACCGTGACATCGTGACAAAGTATGGATACAAAAAAATTATCCCGCCTGCGGAATGCATGAACATCTACAAATCGTCATTCTACAATATCATAGAATCACTATGGGGCGTAAACGGATTTATGTCACTCTACGAGTTCAGAAAAGCAAAAGCCACGTATGTATCAAAGAGTCGTTTTACAGTTATAGAATATGATGAAATGAAAGAAAATGGGTCATTCAAGGGACGTCTGCCACATTTTCCGTTAGTCTTTTACAATGTACATTCCTTCACAAAGTTGTAGATCTTGAACTTTTCTATGCTTGAACTATTTCTCACCACGTAATTACTTTGATAAACCTGATGCTTGGACTGGATGTGCGCCATGCAACACGAGTGGACTATCAAGTACCCTACGCGTCGCCGTCCGCGCCTAATACATCGATGCATCATCTCTACCAGCCACCATAGAACTTGTGATGTTTGAGCGTGGCACCTCTATGTAAAAAAGGCATTTGCAAACTTTGAAGGCATTTGCAACTTATAAAGCGTATGTTTTCATATGCAGAGATGCGTGAAAACCCTGATACGGCGAGAGCAGGACAGCGATGGACTTCGGAATAACGGTCTCCCAAAAGCTGACGTTGCTACAAATCTGAGAGTATCTATTAACGAAATTGATGACCACATAGCAGTGGGATGAAGCGCAAGATAAATGTTTAGTTGATGCTATCCAAAAGAAAGATATCTCGTGGGTTGCAAACAAAATGGAAAGGAGTGAAGCATCTGTGGAAAAAGGTTGTGTAATATTGCTTGCACATGGATCATTGAGCAAGATAAACAAGTCAATGAAACTTGCGAAGCATTGCGAGTTAGTTCCAACGTAGTTAATAATGCCCTTCGTAGAAGGCAAAACATTAATTACATGGTAAACGTCAGTTTTGTCATGTCCATTACTTTGAATTTCGACTTGAGGGAGTAACGTTGTACGATGGGTTTGTGTGTGGTATAGTACTTGACCATCAATATTTTGAACTTGTTGTCCATTTTGGTGAAATCCGCCATAATATCCAAGAACAACTCGTGCTTCTCGACCAGCGCATCATCCCAACACTTATCCATTTGTATGACTTCGTTGAACATTATGTTGAAGTACTCATCGATCATGTTGTTACGAAGAATTTTGGTCAGGATGGCTAGGATCGTCTTGTGTGTGCCGATGATGTTCAATTTATTCGACATATTGGAACAAAAGTCTTGGTAGTTGTTTGTGACTAGTTGATAATCAGTAAACTCTCGCTTTGTGATGAAGGATTTGATGTAGGCATGTAATATCTTGTAAACACAAGCTTTGTCTTCATCGTTACACTTACCACAAACATCGTTGATCAAACAAACGTATAGTTCGATGAAGCACTGTTGAGTTTTGCACTTGTCCAGAATACTCATTAGTATCATCTCTATGTTGCTTGAAGTTATTACCATAACGATCTGTCTAGTCAAAGATGCAACATTCTTGCGAGAGATCTTATTCAACAACGCAGTTATGTTTTTCTCATCAGCGGATTTGTCATTGCCAATAGCCTTGCGAACAGCAAAGTGCGTCGGAACTGCTCTGCGCCCATGGCCGTGATTGTTGCTGTGGCCATGATTATGTCCATGACCATGAAATCCATGATGCGCATTGACGTTGCTTGTATGTTTCTTGGGCTTAGTGTAACTGCTAAATGCGTTATACTCAAGGAAACATGAATAATGTCCGAGTAACTTTCCTAGTTTTTCGGTCAAGGCTGCATCGTCGACGATAACCAACTTTTGTTGAGCAAATACACCCTCAGGAACCTCGATAAACTCTATCATTGACATTATATCATATAAAGTTTTTATATGCTCACTAATTTTAGGAATTATCCCATTGATATAAGTATATTCAATGTTGTGATTACAAATGCAATGGATGTTGTCAAAGAATGTGATATCATCAACGACATATTTGAAGAACATTATGTGAATAGAAGCATCATAGTGTGCAACGATGCTGCAAAACTGTTTGCCATGACGACGATACTTAC